GTAGTGGTGTTGGCTTTGCCATTTACATTTGCAGACGGTGCCCAGATATTAGGCCCCATCTTTTGGCAAACAAGCCCGTTACTGTATCCTTCCAAACCGTAAATAACCAGTTCGTTGTTCACAAGCTGGCAATATCTGATTGAGCTTGCCTGCTGCTCAGACTGTGTAGCAGAATCGCCACCACTGGTAACGTCTCCCACTTGCCCGAAATCTGGTGGCGCGCTGTTGCCGTCCCAGTCCTTGAGCATGTTATACGACCGATTGTAGCGGTCTTTGTACCGGCCCAAAACTCGGTTATTTAATACGGTGTTATGCATCGTGTCTAACGTTGCATTTCCGCCACAGGCGCGAAACACCTGACCTGCGTATTTTGGTCCCTGATGATACATGCAAGCAGCATATATCAGAGTTTGCGGCCTATCCTGGCTAAAACCGAACGATTCAAGCTTTGGTACGTACTCGTTTTGAAACTGGTCGAACCACTTTTGCTGCTGCACTTTGTGGTTGGCTTCACGCTTTGCAAACTCAACCCACGCGTTTGCTTCTGCATCGGTAATGTATCGACCAGTCCACCAGTTCCACGAATCGCCATGTGCGTCAACGTCTGCATCGAGTTGAGGGCACGCCGCTTTAAAGGCGGCGTACCCTTCTGCATCACCAGTGCGCAGCATTTTAAGCAGGTTACTAGCGTTTTGCCCGTATTCCTGCATCATGCCAATAGTAATAGGGTCAACGCGGTAGACGGCACCCCAATTGTGTTCCGATTCTACCGCGCCTATTACGTACATGGCGTAAAGTGATGTGTTTGCGAGCGTCGCCATTAATCAAGTTTTTTAATCAAAATGCAGTTAAAGGCACAGCGGGAATTACCGCCTGACGATGATGTGTAACCAACCAGGCCAACGCTTTCATCAGAAAGACGCTCAAAGGCTACCTCGGTATTGCCTGAATTAATGCCAATACCTGCGCAGCCTACATAGCCTACGCCTTTCACGATTTTATCACTGCGCACAAAATGACCAAGCACGGCATTTCCTGAGCCATACGGGATAGAAATTCCTCGAGCTTCAATGTGATAGAAATTTGCGTATTCAACAACGACCAACCCATCGCCTGAATTGGTTCCGATGGTTGAAGCGTTGTTGAAATTTAGTACGCCATTGTCAGTAGCGTTATCACGCGTAATGCGCGTAAGCGTATACGTAAGGGCGGAATTTGCTTTCGAAAGCGCAGAATTTGCAACGTTGTTTGCTGTTTGTGCGCTGTTTGCCGCAGCGCTGGAGGCGCTGGCAGCGTTTGCGGCGCTTTCAGTGGCAGCATTGGCAACCTCGGTTGCACTCTGGGCTTTGCCAAGGGCTTCCGTTGCGTCTTTCTGGGCTTGCGTTGCAGTAGTAATGGCGCTATTAACGCTTCCAACAGGTGCAAGCGTGCCCATAGCAGAATCAGCGGCAGTAGCAAGCGCATTCATATCATTAACGATGCTGATGGGTGAAGCGCCATTGATAAGCGGCAAGTTAAAATTTGGTGTAGGCATTATGCGTTCCCCTTAAATCCAAGGACACCGTTAGCGTCCATTTCTCCATAAGTAGTAAAGATATTGGGGCCATAGCTATAGCCAGGCTCCTTATCAATAATAGCAGCGGCAGGCGTGATAGCGCAATTCAACGCATCATTGAACATGTCAATAAGCGAATCATCCTTGCCAGCCTTAGCGCAGGCGTTTTTAAGAACGAAACGGCTGTACATATCAAGCGAATAGTATGCAACTTCATCCGTCGTTGCGTATTCCGCCGTTGCCATTCTGCCTGATGCATCAGGTGCAGGCGCGGGGAACAGCGTTGCGCCCTCGGTCATTGCGCCATCGCGGTTTGCAAAACTGCCGTACGTAATACCGTCCAAATCCTGATATTGCAAATACTGCTTGGTCTGTGCCGTACCGTGTGCCGTGGCTTCGCCAATTCCGAGGTAATCAGCATCGGCATACGTTGCCGCAAATGGGCGGGCTGCATCGTAAATTTGGCGCAGCGCCACGTTGGTGTAGTCGTATGAGCCAGTAACGGGATTATGCACGAGGAACAGGCCAAGCGTAATGTTCTTAATCTGGTCTTCAAGGCGCGAATCGCCTGATTCCCACCCCTCTTGCAAATCGTCAATCTGCTTTTGCAAGTTATCGCGTACGGTATCAATAGCCGTTTCAAGCTCTGAATCGTTGATACCGTTCTCATTTACTGCTTCCAATGCTTGGAGCAGCCAGTTAATTTGGTCCTCAAGCCTGATAGCCCTCTTCCAAGCAGGTGGCAACGGGTATTGGAAACCTTTATAGGCAAAGTCCAGGCACGTAAGGCCATCAAAAACAGCCATACTAGAATCCTTCCTCATCGTAAATTTGCATAAATAACGGCTCAAGCCCGTTGAAAACGAGGTAAAGCGCGTTATTAACACCTGTATACCACTCGGTCAAAACCGATGCAATGTTTCCCTGGCTTCCGCTGTGAGTTGACTTGCCCGTGTTTTTGCCTGATTGGTTGCCCGTGTTGTCGGTTAAATTCGTTGCATAGTCCTTTGCACCTGATAGCTGGGCTTGTGGTGTATTGCTGAAAAGCTGGCGCGCTGTTGAATCGGCAACGCTAGTTGATTCGGTTGAATCCTGCGTAATGTAGCTGCGCGTAATATCAAGCTTTTCATCTGCAAGTGCGCCAAAGATAGGATTGAGCGTTGGCATCATCTCGCGCATTCGGCGGTTAAGATACGCAATGAACAGCGCAGGCGTTTCCTGGCCGATTTTGCGAAACTCGAAATGGTCGATGATTTTCTGCTGAAACTCTGCCCTATCGGCTTCATTCCATATTGGATACGGGCGCTCTGTGTCCCATAGTTCTTCGCCGTAAAGTTGCACCACATCGCGCAACGTTGGCGTTTCGTCTGATACAAGCATTAATTATCTCCCTCAGTCATAACAGATTCTGTAACGTTAGGCGCTTCCGATTCGCGCAGGTGCGGTACGCTCCATTTAACGCTGATTTCCTCGTTGAGCAAATCGCCGAAAACCACGTTGGCGTAACGGCAAAATTCCTGACGGCATTTTAAGCGGCTATTGCGCATTAGCATTACCTGCTCGTTGTTGCTTAAAACTTCCTGCGTGTTAACTCGCTCGCGCTTGTCAGTGTTGGCGTTGTCAGCGCCAAGGAACGTTACGGCTTCATCGAGAATGCGCTTCTTTGCATCAAGCAGCTTATCCGCAACGTACGGGGCTTGCGTGTTCAAAACATCGTAGGTAACGATATTGCCCATGTCGGTGTTTTGGCTGATGAACTGTGCGTTGCTTTCAAGTTTTTTGATAATCGCCTTTTTGGTCGCCTTGGCTTCCTCTGGTCCCGTGATAATCCAAGGCGTTTTCTGTGCAGATACATTAAGGTCAATTACGCGGTCAATGCGTGCCAAGCGCTGGGCGTAATTAGTAATAAACACTTCAAGCGGCTTGCGTGTCATATTGTCGAATAGCATGACGGCATCACGTGGCATAACTTCGTTTTCGGCGTTAACCCAGAAATTGCAATGGCGTTGCCAGTACTGGCCTGCAGGCGAATACAAGTTGATTTCATTGGGATTGTAGTACATGTTCAACTGGTCAGCGGGTGCTGCCTGAGCAAACAGCATTCCGCCATCTTCGGCGAAAATAGCTCCCATGCCGAAATGCAGCATGATGTATTCGATTGCGCGCGAATCAATGCCAGCAGGCAGGCCCTCCCATTTGAAGCCAGCAAGTGCCAAGTTCTCCAAATATGCGCGCCAAAACTCGAATTGCGCAACGTCATATGCGGTGTCAGCATTCATCAGTTCGCGCAAATGGCCTTTGCCTTGCATCATATCTTCTATGTCGAACCACGTAGTATAGTTTTGCGGCTCTGCAATTTTAACGGTCACGCTATACCTCCCTATCGTAACCAGTAATATCAGGCAGTGGCGCATTATCACGGCCATATACCTTGCCAATATCGGTAGGCGTGCGCCACACGGTAACGCCTTTTTCAAAGATACCACGAATCGCATTCTTAACACCTTCATCTGCATCGCTGCATATGATTGAAGTATCTTGCATCTTCCAATACGTATACTTTTCCATTGCCATAAAGTCGGCTGGGGGAACCAGGTATTGGCGAATCGCGTAACCGAACTTCATAAAGTAGTTGGCAACGATTTCCAGCATTTGGTTGGTAATAGTTTTATAGCGTATTTGTACAATCATCATGCCATTTGAAAGGTTGAAGCCGTCACCGCTCATCTGGCCTGACTGGCTCGGCTGTGTCAACGCTGCATCTTGAACCGTTGCGTTTATGCTTGCTATTGCGTTTTGGTAATCTCCTTTTGTTGCCCAATCCGCCAGATTCTTGTTCTGGGTTGAGAAAGTGTTCTGCAATGCCTGGTTGTTCTGAAATTGCATATTCGATGTAATCACGTTTGAAGCCATGCCAGCTGCTTGCATCAAAACTCCCGGCACGTTGCCGCTAAGACCAGTGCCTACCAGCCCAAGCCCACCGTTGATAATGTCGTTAACGTTTTTCAAGTTCTGGTTTTTCTGGTTATTCGCCAACTGCATTTGCGCCTGGTCGTACGTAAGCTGGTTGCCTGCCAAGCTCTTTTGCTGGCTCCAGCCTGCCGCCTGATACGAGTAGTTGCGGCGGTTAACGGTGGTGGCCATATAGTTAACGTACTCATCGTTAACGATGCTCATCTGGGGGAAGTTTTGAAACCATATAGCAGTATCGAGCCAGTAGCCGTCTGACACAATGCGTTCCTTATGCTTGTACTGCTCCCCGTCATAATCCATAGTTGAGTACGAGGATTTGCGCGTGTCCTCTGCCCCACCTTGGTTACCGTAATGCGCCGGATAGAATGCCATTTTCTGGTATGGTGGCGCGGCGCAGCTCATTTGGCGCAACGTTAGTTTTTCATCATTAACTAGCTCAGGCTTGAGTAATAGCGAATTGCCCTCGTAATTAACGATTTCAATAAGCGCATATGGGAAACATTGCAGCTTGTAGTAGTACTTAAAATCGCTGTTCGCCTGTGCTCGGAATACCTCAAGCAAATTAGTTTTGGCTGTGTAATAGTCTCCCTGGTCTGGCGTATCACCTAGAAAATGCGCATCAATGCCATTGAGCGAGACGCTGGGGCCGTCAGTTAAAACGGTACGCGGGAAGGCTGAAATAGAAACAATTCCCTTCGCGACCCAAGGTGCGTCACGTACCTTGCTCATGAAGTTCTTGTAATTCCAAGAATCAATCGCGTAAACATTGCACCCCGATGCAAGCCCATCGGTCATTTGTCCGTCAGCCGTTTTTAGGTTTGGATTGTCACGTGTGCCCCAATCGGCGGCTAAGTCTGTATTCGATTGGACGATTACCGCCCATTCTTTTTCTGACAAATCAAAGTAATCATCATCGGCAATAGTGTATTCGCTGCCAACGTCCAGGCCTTCGGCGGCGCTACCAAATAGGCGCATAGTTTGACCTTGCTCGTATCGACCTGACGTAATGCGGTTGTACATTGCCGCAACGGCCAAATGACCGCGCTCAACGTAGCAAAGGCCGAATCGGAACTTCCATAGGTAGGTTTGGAAAACGTCCAATTGAATTTGCAACGCCGTAGTAGACGGGTTAACCATGGCCGCGCCTTCGATGAAATAATAGAAGCGTGGTGGCGTTACGTCATCAGGGTCATCGGTTTTCGGGTTGTCAACGTATAGGTAGTTATATGCGTACGCCTTGTAAAAAGGCACGTCAATGCTAATCGGCTCGTTTGGCTTTAGATACGTGTAATTATCAAGCACTATTGAATCCGATTTAAGTGATTCAAAGTATTCATTACGTTTTGCTGGGCTTTCGAAAGAAACAACGTCCTTATACGAATCGTCCCACGCAACGCGGCAAAGCGTTACGCGGGACGAAGTAGCCCAGCTGAACGGAGTTACGTTAGCTGGCATATTTTAGCTCCTTAAATTAGGCCGCGCCTACTGCTGCTAGCTTGATGTTAGCAGACTTGGTGGCATCCTGGTCGGAAATCGCCGTTACGGTAAGGCCCGTGTACGTTGCATCGTCTGCAATGTGCAGAGTGCCCATTCTGTCAATGTACGTGCCAGAATCAGGCAAAACAACGTTCCACTTGCCAGCGGCGGCATCAGCGGCGGTAGTGCCCGTGATTACAAAATAGGCGCGGTTGTCGGTCGATGCATCGGAGTACGTTACCGTCTGGTCGAGCT